GCTTAACGGCAAGTACTAGTTATACATTTACAGTTACTGCTACAAATAATATAGGAACAGGTAGTGCAAGTGCCGCAAGTAATTCAATTACAACCAATGCTCCTCCAACGGGTCAGGTGGCATTTACCACTGCCGGAACATATTCATGGGTAGCACCCGGCGGTATAACATCAGTGTGTGCTGTTGTTGTTGGTGCCGGGGGTGGAGGCACAGGCAGCGCGGGTGGAGGCGGATTAGGATGGAAAAATAATATTACTGTAGTTCCCGGACAATCATATACTGTTGTAGTTGGTGCGGGTAGGAACATATTCAACCCTACTAAAGGTGGACAAAGTTATTTTATTAGTACAAGCACCTTATGGGGCGATGGCGGCAATGGTATACCTACTACTAGTGCCGATTTTGTACAAGGCGGCCGAGGTGGCTGGTTTAATGGAGATGGTGGTGGCGAAGGTGGAGAGGGTGGAATATACAGAGCTAGCCCTCCTACATTAATATATGGCGGTCACGGCGGTGCAGGTGGTTATTCTGGAACAGGAGGCACCGGTGCCCCCTCATATCTTGCTAGGGGCGGCACTGGTAGTGCAGGTACCGGTGGAAGCGGCGGAGGCGGAGCTTCCGGAGGACAATTTAGCTATGCTGGCAACGGTGGTGGTGTAGGTTTACTAGGTCAAGGAGCTAGTGGTGCAGGTGGTTATGGATATGGCACAAACACTAGTGCAGGTATAGAACCTTGGCCAATGGGTGGCCCGGGATTTCCGGGTTCAAATGGATTACCTAGAGGTGGAACATATGGTGGTGGTGCCGGACTTAGTGCAAACGCTGACGGGTCATCTGTTGATAATGGTGGAGCAGTACGTATAATTTGGGGTGCGGGAAGAGCATTCCCTTCAACTAATACAGGTGATTTATAAAATTTTTAGACAGACAAATAAGTCATTAAATATCTCTATACACAACTTATAGAGAGAAAAAAATGGCTTCAAATCTAAATTCAGAATTTAACTATCGTTACCAGGTTATTGGTTCAACACCCTGGGAAAAAATCAAAACACTTCAAGGCTTCTATGTCGGACGAAAACGAGCAGCCGTTCTAGAAGAAGTAGCTGAACTCAAATATCAAGCTAAACTTGAAGAACTAAAACATCTAAAAACAGTTCCAGCACTACCACATATTCTGCTTAATTTACAAGCAGAAATTATTGAGTTGGAATCACATTTAGATGACCAAAAACACGCTTTTGAACTTAATCGCAAAGAGATTAAAATATTAGAAAAATATATGGCTGAACTCTATGCTGAAGTAGAACCAACAAGACTTAAACATCCAGATGGTACACCATACACCGATGATGAAATGTTTGAAGCTAATGCTAACTATGAATTCACAGTAACAGTTGGTCGTGAGATTCAATCTGAAATCATAGCTATGGGCAGACCTAGTCCAGCTAAATTATTGAATGCTATGAGTAATCCACAAACATTACAATCATTGATTCAAATAGGTCTTGTCCCGCAAAATACTGTATTGTTGGAACAGAAAGATATTATGTTAGAATTAACTAATCAACCAACTACAACAGTAGTGGATGCACCAAAAGAGTTAGAAACACCTGTTGCTAAAAAGAAAATAAAAAGAACAAAATAATATATTGTTAATTCCATTCATAAAACATTGATAGTTATTTGATAAATAAGATAAAGGGTATATCTTATGAATTTTACAGGTGGAATGACTTTATCAGGTGGAATGAGTATTGTAGTGTCAGGAACCGCACCGGTAAATACTGTGGCCCCGGTAGTTAGCGGAACCGAGACGTTTGGTTCAACACTATCAACTACTGATGGCACATGGACTGGTAATGCCACAATAACGTATACATATCAATGGCAACGAGGTGGAGGATCATATAGTAATATATTAGGTGCAAATAGTAGCACGTATACTTTGGTTCAAGCAGACGTTAACTATAGAATACGTTGTGTAGTAACCGGTACTAACAGTTACGGAAATTCTTCTGCAAATTCAAATGCTACAAATGATATAGTACCGTCGGTACCCGGAGCTCCTACAGTAGGAACTGCAACAGCAACTGGTCAGACAACAGCGACTGTAGCATTTACTGCCCCTGTTAGTAATGGTGGGGATACAATTACATCATATACAGCCACAAGTAGTCCCGGTGGAGTTACAGGTACATTAAATCAAGCAGGATCTGGTACTATTACTGTTTCCGGGTTAACAGCAAACACAAGTTATACATTTACCGTTACTGCTACTAATATTGCAGGTACAGGTAGTGCAAGTGCGGCAAGTAATAGTATTACTACTGATCCTTCAGTACCGGCTCCGGCATTATCGTATGGTTGGTTTGCCGGTGGAACTTATTTTTCACCGGGAACAGGAACTATAATATACTCAACAGTAGACAGAATCACATATGCAACAGATACGGCTACGGCAAGTGTACGTGGCCCGTTAAGTTCAAATAGATATCAGGCAGCATCTGCTGGAACAGGATATGACGGATGGGTAGCCGGTGGTAATAATGCAGGTAATAGAACTACGGTAGATCGCATTAATTACTCAACCGATACTTCTACTGCTAGTATTCGTGGACCGTTAATTGCCGCCGGTAACTTTGGTATGGGAGCGGTTTCTGATAACACTACATATGGTTGGTATGGTGCAGGCAGTTATAGATCAAGTGTACAGCGAATAATCTATGCAACTGATACTGCTACTGCTACTTACAGGGGGCCGTTAAGCCAATCCAAATTAATATTAGCTGCAATTGGGAATACCACTGATGGTTGGTTTGGTGGCGGAAGAGATGGCGATACCGGACAAGATTTATCTACAGTGGATAGAATAACATATGCAACAGATACCGCTACTGCAAGCGTTCGCGGCCCGTTAACTATAAATTCAGAGGGTCTTGCGGCAATAGGTAACCTTAATTATGGATGGTTTGGTGGAGGGTATATGCCTGGCTCCGGGAGGGTTAGTACAATAACTCGGATAACATATGCAACAGATACAGTAACATCAACTAATAGAGGAACTTTTAACAGTGGAATTTCAGATTCCGCAACTTCGGGAGATAGTACATATGGGTGGTTCGGCGGAGCATATGCCCCGGGTCCAGGAGCTACTAATAGATTATCTACTGTTCAACGTATCACCTATGCCAATGATACTGGTATTGCAAGTATACGAGGACCACTAAGTGGACCACGTGTTCAAATGGCCGGTACCGGTAGACAATAAAATACTAAATTTTTGTTACTATATTGTTAAATACAACAAAGGATATATTTTATGAATTTTACAGGTGGAATGACTTTATCAGGTGGAATGAATCTTACAGCACCACCTACAGTACCCGGTGCACCAACTATCGGAACGGCAACAGCTACAGGTGAGACAACTGCAACAGTAACATTTACTGCTCCGGTTAACAATGGAGGTGCAACAATTACAAGCTATACGGCAACAAGTAGTCCGGGTAATGTCACAGGTACATTAAATCAAGCAGGTAGTGGTACTATTAATGTAACTGGATTAACTGGTAGTACAAGTTATACATTTACAGTAACTGCTACTAATAATGTAGGTACAAGTAGTCCAAGTGCGGCAAGTAATAGTGTTACAACAAATAATCCTATAATCGGAACTAAAAAGGCTATAATTGGCTATGGTGCAAACAATTCTGGTCGTTTCTCAGTAACCAATCTAGTAAGTAATACTGGTGTAATTGCAAGTAATACAACAGGTGTAGGTACTGCTAGGGATGGCCTTGCAGCCGCAGGATATGGTACTGATAAAGCTATATTTGGATATGGACAGAGTTCAGTTGGTTACGTATCATTGACCAATCTAGTATCAAATACTGGTGTTGTTGCTAACGATACTGCGGGTGTGGGTACTAGTAGGACTTTACTAGCGGCTGCGGCCTATGGTACAGATAAAGCTATTTTTGGATACGGTGGTCCTGTAGTAACATCAGTAACTAACTTAGTAAGTAATACAGGTGTGGTTTCCGGTGATACTTCAGGTGTCGGTACTGCTAGATACGGATTAGCGGCCGCAGGTTATGGATTAGATAAAGCTATATTTGGATTTGGTTATAACGGGTCTGCTACAGTATCAATAACCAACAAAGTATCAAACACAGGTGTGGTTGCTAATGATATTACTGAAGCAGTTTCTGCTAAATATGTTTTAGGGGCTGCAGGTTATGGCGGTGATAAAGCAATATTTGGTAGCCCAGGAAGAGATACTAATCTAGTATCAAATACCGGTGTTTTTGCTAGTGATACTGTTAGCGCGGGCACTAGTAGAGGACAATTAGCAGCCGCAAGTTATGGTAATGATAAAGCTATATTTGCGTACGGAGATCCCTTATATGATTACTCTAATCTAGTATCAAACACAGGGGTTGTTGCAACTGATACTACAATTGTCGGTCAAACTAGATTTAATCCTTCGGCAGCAGGCTATTCGCTATCATAAAAGGTATTATACATATTAAAGGCTCTTCGGAGCCTTTTTCTTTATCTAATCTTTTTTGCTAAATACTATAAAGGATAATATATTATGGCAGATATGACATTTTCGGGCGTAACATTTGCTGGCGGATTCGCAATAACACCTCCGCCGGCGGGAAACAAAGCTATATTTGGATATGGAGAGACAGTATCAATGACTAATCTAGTGTCAAATACCGGAGTAGTTGCTAATGATACTACCGGTGTTGGCACTGCTAGATGGGGATTATCAGCGGCGAGTTATGGTACAGATAAGGCTATATTTGGATATGGCACTGGAAGCGGAGGAGATAAATCATTGACTAACTTGGTATCAAATACCGGAGTAGTTGCTAATGATACTGCAGGTGTCGGTACTGCTAGATATGGATTGGCGGCCGCGGGTTACGGTAGCGATAAAGCTATATTTGGATATGGACTTGCTGGCTCTAGTCAGACAGCAATAACTAACCTAGTATCAAATATCGGAGTAGTTGCTAATGATACTACAGGTGTTGGTACTACTAGAACTGCATTAGCAGCCACAAGATATGGAACTGATAAAGCTATATTTGGATATGGGCAAGTGATTAACTCACAGGGATCAATGACCAATCTAGTATCAAACACCGGTGTGGTGTCTACAGATACTACCGGAGTTGGTACTGCTAGACAAGCCCTTGCAGCCGCAACTTATGGCACTGATAAGGCTATATTTGGATATGGACGGGATCCTGCTTTTACATCAATAACTAACCTAGTATCAAACACCGGGGTAGTAGCTACTGATACTACAGGTGTTGGTACTGTTAGAAGTTTTTTGGCGGCCGCAGGTTATGGCAATGATAAAGCTATATTTGGATATGGTTTGGTTGAGGGACCTTATATTCCATATTCATTAACCAACAAAGTATCAAACACCGGGGTAGTAGCTACTGATACTGCAGGTGTTGGTACTGCAAGATACGGATTAGCAGCCGCAGCCTACGGTTAACAATAAAATTAACAACACTAAAATAAAAAGGCTCTCAGGAGCCTTTTTTGTTGACATAAATTCCATAGTCTGTTATACTCATCGTATGAAAATAGAACGTGCTTTAGATTGGAATCAAGTTAGTAGTAACTTATCAAGTCAAATGAATGGGATTGGCTACAATCCAGACTTACATCGTATGCACAAAAACATTGACAAAATGGTAAGTGAACTAAGTAAACTGGAAGTCAATCTACGTAGAACGGGCAAATACGAAATGTTAAACGATAGGGTTGCCGATATCAATACAGCAATCAATCACTTAGAAAAGCTACTACTAATGGCTAATCTAATGAAATAATTTGACAATAAATCCAATCAATGATACAATACTCATATTGAAGCTAGAAAACTATCTCTTTATCAATCCACAATCTGTTGTAAATAAACAACAACACAAAATTTGACAATAAATCAGTTTTAGACTATACTTCATACATATTAAAATTTTCAACAGGAGCACTTAATGGCATCAGTATCAGACAATCTCACTATCACTAGTGTACAAACTCGCAAAGCAATGCTTAAAGCATTCAAAGCTAAACGCCCGCTTTTCTTGTGGGGCCCTCCCGGCATCGGTAAATCAGAAGTTGTTTCTGAAGTCACAGATGAACTAGGTGGCTTTATGATTGACTTGCGTATGGCACAAATGGAACCTACAGACATTCGTGGTATTCCGTATTTCAATCGTGATATTAATAAAATGGACTGGGCGGCACCTGTTGACTTGCCTGATGAAGAACTAGCAAGCAAGTACCCGATTGTTGTTCTATTCTTAGATGAAATGAATAGTGCAAGTCCCGCAGTACAAGCGGCTGGCTATCAACTTATTCTAAATCGTAGAGTTGGTAAGTATGTACTTCCTGATAACGTTGTGATTGTTGCGGCAGGCAATCGTGACTCTGACAAAGGTGTTACTTTCAGAATGCCGATGCCCCTAGCTAATCGTTTCTTACACTTAGAAATGCGAGCCGATTTTACATCATGGCAGAATTGGGCTGTGAACAAAGGTATTCACAAAGATGTTGTGGGTTATCTATCATTCGCTAAACAAGATTTGTACGATTTTGATGCTAAATCTAGTTCACGTGCATTTGCTACACCTCGTTCATGGTGTTTTGTTAGTGATTTGTTGAATGATGAAGATGACACAGATAGTGATACATTGTTCAATTTGATTTCAGGTGCAGTTGGTGAAGGTCTTGCTGTTAAGTTTGCGGCACATCGTAAAGTAGCAGGTCGTATGCCAGAACCCTCAGACATTTTGTCAGGTAAAGTTAAGGACCTCGCAGTTAAAGAAATTTCTGCAATGTACTCATTGACTATTTCAATGTGCTATGAATTGCGTGATGCACTAGAAACAAAGAAAGTTTCTAGTAAAGAGTTTCACACAATGGCTGATAATTTCTTCAGTTACATTATGGCAAACTTTGAGACTGAACTAGTTGTTATGGGTGCTAAGATTGCTCTTAAGACATACAAGTTACCGATTGAACCTTCACAATTGAAGAACTTTGATGACTTCCATAAGAAATACGGCAAGTACATTGTAGATGCAGGTAATTAATATGGCAACAAAGATTTTAACTGGAAAGAAGTATTTCTACGCAATGGGTCAAAGTGCCCGTGATCGTGGATTGAACAAAAGTGAAGCCGAGGAACTGTATACTAAAGGTGCGGAACCTTACGCAAGGATTTACTTTGATAAAGGTTATCGCAAACTGTCAATGTAATTTTGACAATAAATCCATGGTCTGCTACAATACATCTTTAACTTATACAGAGGAACAAAATGTTATTACAATTTAGAACATATCGTGGTAAAGCTATTCTTAAAATGGTTGAGAATCTTCTTAAAGAAGGTAACGTCATTCGTAGCCCTGAATACGGTAATGTAGTTGATGGTATTTATGGTGGCTCACCTGAAGGTATTAAGCTTGACCCTCCTGCTAATATTCGTGGTATCGGTATGGATAGACTAGCAGGCTCTTGTGGTTATAAAACTTCTTTTACTAAGAAACAACAAGAAAAAATTGTATTGATTCATCTCGGTACAAAATACTATGAATTGTATAGTACTGAAAAAGAACTGAATAACGCTTCATTCCCCAGTGATGCTTGTGAATTCATTGCAGTTGACAATTAATACAATCTCTGTTACAATAGAGACATAAACAACAAAGGACCAATATGAGTGAAGTAATTAATCCCAGTAAGAAACGTAGTCGCAGTAAGAAATTTGAGAATCTTGTAGGACCTACAGATAGTAAGATTGACTATCAAGCACGTGAAAAATTAGTTACCGCACGTATTGGTCTATTGTTACGTCATAGCTTTTTCGGCAATCTTGCTACTCGTATGCAATTGATTAATGCTGATCTATGGTGTAGTACAGCGGCAACTGATGGCTTGAAATTCTATTACAATAGTCGTTTCATTATGATGTTGAAGCCTAAAGAAGTTGAATTCTTAGTTGGGCATGAAGTGTTACACGTTGTCTATGACCACATGGGTCGTAGAGGTAATCGTGATCCTGAGATCTGGAATATTGCTGATGACTATGCTGTTAATGCTGATTTGAAACGTCATAAAGTGGGTGAGTTTATTAAAACAGTACCTTGCTTGTATGAGCAGAAGTATGATGGTAAAGCCGCAGAAGAAATCTATGATGATTTGATGAAGAATGTTCAGAAAATCTCCATTGATGATTTACTTGACCAGATGATTGACGATCACATGGATGGTGAAGGTGAGAATGATGGTGAAGGTAACGGAGATAGTGAAGGCAAAAGCAAACGCCCAACAATGAGTCCTGAAGAACGTGAACGTGTACGTCAGGAAGTTAAGCAAGCTATTATCAATGCCGCAAGCAGTGCTGAAGCAGGTTCATTGCCTTTAGGTGTTGAACGTTTGATTAAGCAAGCAACTAACCCAGTTATGCCCTGGCGTGAACTGATTCAAACGAATTTGACAAGTGCTATTCGTACAGATTATTCATGGATGCGTCCCTCACGTAGAGGTTGGCATATGGATGCTATTATGCCCGGCATGAATCCCGGTGAAGAAATTGATGTTGTTGTTGCTATTGACATGTCAGGTAGTATCAGTAACAAACAAGCACAGCAATTCTTAGGTGAAGTGGGTGGCATGATGGATGCGTTTGATGGTTACAAGGTCCATGTATTCTGTTTTGATACTGAGACATATAACCCGAAAGACTTCAGTAGTGAGAACATGGACCTCATTGAAGAATATGAGCCAATGGGCGGCGGCGGCACTGACTTTGATTGTATCTTTAAATACTTGAAAGACATTGGCAATGTACCTAAACGATTGATTTGTTTCACTGATGGCTATCCTTTTGGTAGTTGGGGTGATGCTGATTATTGTGATACGACATGGATCATTCATGGTGACAAGAATCCCAATCCCCCATTCGGTACGTATGCAATTTATGATGAGTCGTCATCAACATGATATTAGATATACTTGGCTATGGCTTTATAGTATTGGTACTAGGAGTAGTCTTGTATATTTTTATTAGACTACTATCCTATGCATTAGATACCTTATCAAAACACGATGACTAATGATTCAATATTAATTTACGAAAGCCCTGATTTAATTTACGAAAGCCCTGATGGTGGCAAAACGATCTATTCACGTAAAAGTGGGTCTCTTGACCGCACCTTAATTAGAGAAGATCCCGAAAGAAAAAGTATTGCTAAATGGCATGAGTGGAAAGAAATTCTTAAACTAGCAGAAACAGAACCTGCATTAGCAAACGCAATTAACAAAGCAGAGATGGTATATGTCCTACTCAAAAAAGAACAAAACTAAGCACTATCTAGCAATGTGGGATATGCAAGGTCTTGAAAGTCTACATGATGTTGACTTGCACATGAAAAAATACAATGAATGGGAACAACAGAAAATTATTGCTATTCTTAAAGAAGAACGTATACCCAACCAACCATCGGGTATACCATTACAAATGATGATCCTTCGTGCGAGTGCAAATAGTCAACGTGCATATGAGATTTATGAATTCAATAGTACTGTTGAGTATGATGAACTTAAGGAAGCATTTAATGATAATCCACAGCCTATCGTAAAATGGATTAGAACTAATGGTAAAAAAGTATATAGTGATTACGTTAAGCAAGATAGGAAGATGATTGTATGATGTATATTGGTACTAGTCTTGGTGGTTGTCTAGTTAGTATTATGCATAACGAAGTGTCCGAGGATGATGTTATGTTCATTGTAACACGTACATTGTGTCCTGATTACGATACCTTTATGCAAGTAGTAGAACAATACTACGCAGAAGGTAATCCATATCAACGCCGTTCAAATCTGGGTACCTTAGGCGAGTATGACCTGACTGATGTAAAGGCATTAGCTACTAGATTATATTTCTCGGGTAGGATACATCAACCTAGAGTATTTGATGATGAAGGTCGCAGAGCTGGACATAGTTACCTGTATAATCATCCAGCTAAATTAGGTCAAGGATTGTGGATGCAAGTGGTTCCTACTAACGATAACTCAACCCCTGCAGTAGTAGAAGCCTGGGAAAAATATAAGATGTTGGACAATTTAACAAAATGATTGAATATCAGTTAGATCCTATTACGTGGTTTAGTGAAAGAGAGTTGACATATACTCCTAAACATTTTATAGTAACATCACATCCATGCACACCTGAATCTAAACAATGGGTATTGGATAAATTGACTGGAAGATTTAGTATTACATATCCTACAATTTCAACTAGTATTATTGAGTTAATTTCTCCTAGTTGTATTGCATTTGAGGACCCGCAAGAAGCAACTTTTTATGAGTTAAAATGGTCATAAATGGGCATATGGAAATTTTGTAGAGAACAAATTTCTTATTAAATAACTTTAGCATATTACAAGGAGAACATAATATGAGTTTTACAAGACACGTAGGGAAACACGGGGACAGAAAAGTAGCTGTAATTTTCCGAGAAGTACCAGGCGAGCCTCATATGTGCTTAGTTACATATACAGAAACAATCAATAAGAATATACATGATTCATTAATTCGTTGTATTGAAAGTGATATAGGTCAAAGTAGTGAAAATTTAGCCGATGCATTGAATAGAAGTTACACACAAGACGGCCGACCAATTCTGCAAGTTTTGCACATAGAAGGTCAATTAAAGAAAGTCAATACAGAACAAATTGTAATGACTCCGGCACCTAATACACGCATTAAATTAAATGATCTTAATAAAATTTTAGATGAAATGAAAATGGGTGAGGATGCTGTTAGACGTATGGCTGAACTAGATAATAGTCGTGGATTGCAAGATCCAGCTGACGTAGCACGTAGAATGCGTGGACCACAATCAAACTCGCCAGTTGTAGGCTCAGATGATTTATTAGGTGATACTACATTAGCTAATAACTTACGCCAACAAGCACAAAAAATGTCTGCAGAGGCAAAAGGCTTAATGGCAGAAGCTGACAGATTGTTAAAAGAAGCCGCACAAATGGATCCCACACATGCAGTTAAAGAAACAGTTAAATCAACTAAATCTAAAAAGGCAGTAGTTGCAGAAGTAGCTACACCAACAAAAAGAAAATACACTAAAAAAGTAACTAATGTCGCCTGATTTTATTGATAAATGGGAACACATCCTTGAAGATGTAGAGAAGAACAAAATACCTGTAGAGTTTATTAAAAAATTAATTATTAAATTAACTGGTAAGAAGCAACAAACTATTAATATTCAAAAGTTACTTCAACAAGGTTTGGATCCAGATCAAGTAGAGGATGCTGTTAGTAGAAAACTAAATGAGTTGGAAGATTTGATAGTTAGTGTAGAGTTTGTTCTTAACGTACAAAGTATTGCTGATACTGTACAACCAGAAACTGATAGATTACTTAATAAACTATAAAACTTAAGGCTATTTACCAAATATATTTGTAACTGATAATGAAAGCATACAGTGTTCCTGGATTAAGCACAAAAAAAGATATTGATATCATATACGAATGTGCAAGAACTGTTCCAGAAAATGGGATTATTGTGGAAATAGGATCATTATTTGGAAGAACGGCGGTTGCATTTTCTGAAGGAGCATACTCCTCAGTTAAAATTTATTGTATAGATTATTTTAATAAGCATACACACCTATCACCACCTAGTCTAGGTCAAGGGGAAACTGGTAATGATTTTTGGCAACCAAACAAAGTTTATAATAAAGAAGAAGAATTCACAAAATTCACAAAAGATTATAAAAATATTATACCATTAAAGTTGGAACAAAATTTAAAAGTTTATCCATATGATAAAGAATCTATTGATTTACTTTTTTTAGATTGTGCTCATAAAAATCCAGATGATATAATGAATATATTATATTTTAAAAAATTTCTTAAACCCAATGCATTGATATGCGGTCATGACTATGATGAAACATATCCGGATGTAATACACAATGTTAAAATATTAGAAAGACTTTATAAAACTACAGTGACCTTATATCATCGTAGTAGCATATGGTCAATAAGGATAAAAGAATGAAACAATACTTAGAACTATTACAAGATATACTAGATAACGGAGAAATGAAAGATGACAGAACTGGTGTTGGCACCTATAGTGTTTTTGGACGTCATATTCGCTTTGATTTGCGTCGGGGCTTTCCCGCAGTCACTACTAAGAAACTTGCTTGGAAAGCTTGCGTCGGTGAGCTTCTTTGGTTTATTGAAGGAAGTAGTGATGAGCGTAGATTGGCAGAACTTACCCACGGTACAAGTGAAGGAAAGGTTACTATCTGGACGCCGAATGCAGAAGCATCGTATTGGAAGCCTAAAGCGAAATTTGAAGGTGATCTCGGACGTGTATATGGGGTACAATGGCGGCATTGGAACAAAGACACGGTTGAAAAAGACATGGGCCCGGCGCACAAAGGTGGTAACCGCCTTGCCGTTGACCGCACGGAAGTTGACCAATTGGCAAATCTCATTAAAGGATTAATTGAAGATCCTAATGGGCGCAGGCACATTCTTAGTGCTTGGAACGTGAGCGAGTTAGAAGAAATGGCATTGCCCCCTTGTCACGTTATGAGTCAATTCTATGTCAACAAAAATAAAGAACTATCTTGTCATATGTATCAGCGTAGTGTTGATGTTTTCTTGGGTCTACCTTTTAACATTGCTTCTTATGCACTACTTACACATCTATTGGCACATCACTGTAATCTGAAAGTAGGAGAACTTGTAATCAGTACAGGTGATACACATATTTACAAAGACCACATTGAACAAGTCAAAGAACAACTAACACGTGAACCGTACCCGTTACCGACATTGATGTTAAATGCCTCAAAAACAAACATCTTTGAAATATCAATGGCAGATATATATTTGGAGAACTATAAAAGTGATGGCCCTATCAAAGCACCAATGGCAGTCTAAAGACGAATTTACTAGACCCAAATATCAGGTACAAATATCTGATACCGGAGAAGAGACTGTATCTATCACTCATGTAGTACATACTATTAGAATGGGTGATGTTGAAGATCCTGATTTGTTTGTAGCACAACCTATATATGAGTGGCAACAAACAGAAGCTGGTAAATGGATAATGGAAAACTCTAATCCTCCACCTAGTTGGCATCGTAACAATGACCTATACGATTATAGTTATGTATATCATATTAGAGCATATCTAACACACAAACAATTAACATTTTGGAAATTAAAATATGAGTAATATACTAGTTACAGGCGGATTGGATAGGCATAAATACATTATAACACAGGAGAAAAGTTATGGTGGTCTACTCATTGTATGTAAAGGAGCATAGTATTACTGGGTTAAAGTATTTAGGATATACTAAAACAGACCCTTTTACCTATCCTGGTTCAGGGACATATTGGCGTAGGCACTTGACCACTCATGGTAAAATACATACAACTATGATATTACTACAAACAACTAAAAAAGATGAAATTAAAATATGGGGTAGATATTATAGTAATCTTTGGGATGTAGTTAGTGCCAAAGATACACTGGGAAATAAATTATGGGCAAACTTGAGAATTGAGGAAGGCGACGGCGGTGGAGGATATATTTTCTCGGAAGAAGATAGGAAAAAAATTAGTGATAAATCAAAGATAGCATGGGCTAATGACCAATCAAGAGAAAAACGAATATCGTCTATAAAAGAATCACTTAATAAACTTGAAGTTAAAGCTAAAATCAGTGAAACAAGTAAAAGAACACTTGCTGATCCGGTGACTAAAGCAAAATTAAAAGCATCAAGTAAAAAAACTTGGAGTGATCCCGTATTACGAGAAAAACATAGCGTAATTCAATCCGAAGTTCAAAATAGAGAAGCAGTCAAGGAAAAGAAAAGGGCGGCGTCCGTCAAAAACTGGGGTGATGAGAATATTAGAAAAACTAGAATTGATAGAATGACAGACCAAACTATATACACTTTTGAAAATATTAAAACTGGTGAAAAAATAAAATCAACGAGAAAAGAATTAGTTGATAGATATAATCTAAACAGAGCACACTTATCAAAAGTTATTACCGGTAAAGCAAACTCTATAAAAGGATGGAAGAAATTATGACACGCATTTTGGTCACGGGAGGTCTAGGACTTATAGGACACAACGTTGTAGATAGATTACAACGTATGGGGCACCGTGTTGCTATTACCGATATACGAACTAACTATGGTATCATCCCGCAAGATGAAATTGATTATCTAATGACAGAACGGTTGAAGAAAATTCAACCCGGTAGTATTCATGCGATTGATATTTCTAGTG